TAGGAGAGAAGCTCCAGAAACCTTTGAACCTACTCAAGAAGAGCTTAAACTCATTGATGAGCATGGACTGGACTTTGATCAGTTATACTGGCGCCGTCTTAAGATTGCTGAGTCGGGTGAAAGAAAGTTTGTCCAGGAGTATCCAAGCTTTCCTGATGAAGCGTTCCTAGTTAGCGGCAGCAGTGTATTTGATTTAGGAAAACTTACACAACTAGAACCAGTGCCTTACTTAAAGAAGATGCGGTTAGATCTAGACTCTAAGTTTTTTGAAACAACTAACGAAGGTGATATAGAAATTTACGGTTACCCTAACCATGATATGGGTTATGTTATTGGTGCTGATGTTGCGCTAGGTGTAGGTAAAGATTATTCTGCTTCTATTGTGCTTAACGAAAATAGAGAAGTAGTTGCAGTATATAGAAACAATAGAATAGATCCTAGTAAGTTTGGTGACTTCTTGTTTTATCTAGGTAGGTATTATAATAATGCTTTGCTTGCTGTTGAGTCTAACTCAATGGGTATAGCTACACTACAGAAGCTAGATGACATGGGGTATGTAAATTTATACAAACAAACAAAGATTGCTAATGTAAGTAAGGAAGAAGGAGAAAGACTTGGGTTTAGAACTACTACAGCAACTAGACCCACAATTATAGGTAACTTAAAGAATGCTATAGAAAACGATGATGTATATGTACCTAGCGTTGAAGTTATCCAGGAACTAAAAGACTATATAGTAAATGACCATGGGAAAGCAGAAGCAGCTCCAGGATGTTATGATGATTATGTAATGTCTCTTGCTATCGGATTAGAAGTACTGCGCTCTCACTATGATCGTATAACAACAAACAAGGTGCCTTGGAATCAAAGATTTGAATCAGCACCTGCAGATAATACGAGGTGGATATGATACTAGAAACAGCACTAATGTGCATGGCAGCTAATGTGTACCACGAGGCAAAGAATCAATCTATGCTAGGACAGTTTGCAGTAGCACAAGTAGTAATGAATCGAGTAGAAGATCATAGATACCCTAACACAATATGTGAGGTTGTGAAACAGGGTCTAACATATAAGAACGGTAAAGTAGTATTAGGTAAATGCCAGTTTAGTTGGTATTGTGATGGTAAGTCTGACGAACCTAATAGAAACAGTAAAGCATGGGGTAAGGCTATAAGACATGCATCTATAATAATGGGTGAAACTATTAACCTAGATGTAACCGATGGAGCTACTCACTATCATGCAAGCTACGTAAGACCTGCATGGGCTAAGACTAAAACTAAAACAACTAGAATCGATAAACATATCTTTTATCGCTGGGAAAAATGACCTGTCCCCTATTAGAGAATTTTACAAAAGAGAATAAATTATGGTAAATCTATCAGTTGGAAGAGGCGAAAAGCTTTCTAAAAAGGCTGGAGCTGGATTGACCGCTAAAGGAGTAGCAAAGTACAGACGTGCTAATCCTGGATCTAAACTAAAAACTGCTGTAACTGGTAAAGTAAAACCTGGAAGTAAAGCAGCAGGTAGAAGAAAGTCTTTTTGCGCGAGGTCTAAAGGATGGACAGGCGAACGAGGTAAAGCTGCCAGGAGGAGATGGAAATGCTAAAGAAAATAAAACACTATTTTAATAGAATCTGGTGTGCACTACTAAATAAGCAATGTTGTGATACTTGCGATTGTGACACTAAAAATATATATGGCACTGGTAAACACGATTACGACGGGTTATGATATGGTAAAGCTTACAAAGAAAAATTTTCCTAAAAGTAAAGGTACTGGTAAAAGTACTAAGAAAACTGGTATAGCAGCTAAAGCCGCAGAGTCAGGAATGCCTGCAAGCGTACTAAGCGCAGTATACAGAAGAGGTATTGGAGCTGCTAAAACTACAGGCACAAGGCCTGGAGTTAAATCACCACAACAATGGGCTATGGCAAGAGTAAACTCCTTTATTGCTAAAAAGCCTGGGACATGGGGAGGAGCCGATAAAGACCTAGCAGCTAAGGCTAGAGGCTCTAAAAAGAAAAAATCATGAGTAAATTACATCCAAACTCACTAAAGAACCTGCGCCCCTTCACTCGTGAAGGTGCGCGCGCCGGCCAAAAAAATTCTGTTATATCGCGTAAAGCTAATAAGGAAGCGCGAGAAGCTTTGAAGTTAACGCTTAACGATTGGAAAGCATTAAAAGACGAAGTAAAAGACGATGCTCCTGCAGCGCTGGATGTACTCAAAATAGCTATGACAAAAGCTTTAGCTGCAGAAGATATGGATGAAGCTACTAGACTAGCTACAGTATTAGCAGAGTTTGAAGCTCCTAAACTACAACGGCAAGATATAAACCAAGTTACACAAACTACAGATATGACAGATGAGCAGTTACAAAAAGCTTTAGAAGATCTAGACATAGATTTTTCTGTAGAACCTAAAAACTTAAACTGAGGTAAAGAATGTGGAAGATACGAAATCCTTACAAAAAGGTAGCAAGTACAATGAGTATGATGAAGACGGAGACGGAGTCGTTACAGATGAAGAGCTCCGGCATGTCAAAGAAATTAAGGAAGTCGAACATAATTTACGGAAACAGCGTGCACAGAGAAGAATGGCCACTTGGACACTTATCGGAATGGGTGCGTTCACGGTGGTAATGTTTGTTATACCATTAGATAGGGTAACTGCATTATCAGATATTAGTAATTTATTTTATATTAGTGGCGCAGGTATAGTAGGCGCATATATGGGTACAACTGCTTATATGAGCAAAAAATAGAAAGGAAAGTTATGGCTTTTAAATTATCGCAAAGATCGTTTCAAAAACTAGTTGACGTACACCCTGATATGGTAGCGGTTGTAAAGCATGCCATTGCTGTAACTAAAATAGACTTTGGAGTTACGTTTGGAGTTAGAACTGTAGAAGAACAAGAAAAACTAGTTGCGGCTGGCCGATCACAAACTATGAAAAGTAAACATTTAAAACAAGACGATACATATTCTCATGCTGTAGATCTTATGGCTTATGTAGATGGATCTGCTTGTTGGGAAATAAATGTATATGATGATATATGTGATGCAATGGCAGAAGCTGCAGAAAACCACGGAGTTGCTATTAAGTGGGGCGCTGCATGGTCTGAGGGAGATATTAGACTTTACCCAGGTAGTGCTGAAGACGCTATGAACAAATACATAGATTTAAGAAGATCTCAAGGAAGACGACCATTTATCGATGGTCCTCACTTTGAGCTTATAACATAAAGATTGATTGAACCCAGGAGCGGATCATGCAAGAAGATAACAAGTCTTACATTCAACAAGAGGTTGAACAAGAAATAAAATCACAAAAGAAAGAAGTACATGAAGAAAACGTGCTGCCAAAGCCAGGGAAATATACTCAAGAAGATTTAGAAAAGGCAGCTAAGATATACTCTCCTATAGGAGGTAAGTACTAATGGTACAAAGTTACGGTTATAAAGAACCAGTAACTGATGAGCAGCTTATTAATATGATAGAGCAAGGTGTTCAAAGCAGTACTGGTGATTTTTTAAATAGTTCTGATCTTGCAAGAGAAAGACTGAAATCAACTTATGAATATGCTGGTGTGGCTTCTGATCACTTATCACCGCAAGGTGTGTCTTCGATTGTTGATACTTCTACTACAGAAGTAGTCGAAGCTTATACTGCAATACTTGCTGATTTATTTCTCTCCAATCATAGGTTAGCTAGATTCGTACCTTATGATGATAGTCCCGGTGCTTTTAGCGCGGCAAAAGATGCAAGTGATATAGTTAACTACTGTATTTTTAGAAAAAATAACGGTTGGGAGTTTATGTCATCTTGGATTAAATGCTCTTTGTTATGGAAAAACTCAGTATGCCGATGGGACTATATAGAAGACTATGATCATGTATTTGAAGATTACGAGGAAATAAATCAACTAAAGCTTGACGAGTTATTATCTGATCCTAATACAGAAGTTGTAGGTGATTTAAACTATAGAAACAAAGTAAATGATGCAACACAAGTAGACGACCCGCAAGTAGAGCTTGTTTACGTAAATGTTAGAGTAAGAAAAAAGATAGATAAATCTAAAGTTAAATTAGAGTTAGTTCCACCAGAAAACTTTAGAATATCAAGAGATGCTACAACGATAGAAGATGCTCAGTTTGTAGGTATACAGACTCAGATGACTAGATCTGAAATAAGAAAATATTATCCTGATATAGTTGATGATATTGATTTTGATAATATGCATGATACTTCATGGTTAGGTTCT